CTTATTTAAAAAACCTTTTCCAGGAACGATTAACGATGGCTCATTGTTTGCATTAGGGATAATCTTTGTTACACCAGAGGCGCCAAAGACTAATGGAACGCTTGTATTTTTTGCAATTAAAGAATTGTTGTATGCAAGATAATATGCAGTGTCTGTTGAACTTCCATATGCCGATGCTGCAATTCCATCTGATGCATCAATAGCAATTGTTGCTGGAACTGTTGTTGGCTCTACTCCAAGAGAGTTTGTATGAAATTCTTCAGCCCATTGACCAACAGTTATTCCATTAAGATAAAACTGATAGTCTTCTGTATTGTCTCCACCTAAAGTTGTTGTTATTTTTACTACTACACGGAAGTCTGTATTCTCATCTGGTATTTCAAATGTTCCAGAAACAAAACCCCAACTCTGAAATAGTTCAGTATTAAAAGTATTAAATTTTTGAACAATTGCAGATGTCGTAGTATCTGTATATTCATATCCAATAGAAACAGATTGAAGGTATACGCTATTAGAATAAAAATATCCACCCACAGAAAATGTTCCAAGAGTTGAGTTTAAATTTTGAAAGTTTAGGAGGTTAGGACTAATGCATATAATATCGTTAGTCTGTCCTGCTGGAACACTACCTTCTAAAATTGTTGTAATGCTATCGCCAAAAGGTTGTCCAGCAAATCCAACACTTGCTTCTGCTGTTCCGCCAGTAACAACCCATTCAGACTCTATGTCCCGTTGCTGCTCTGTAATCAAACTTATATAGTCTGCTTGATCGTCAAGCGCCCAAAGAACTAGTGGGTGCTCAGAAAATATCTTTTCTGCATATAAATTTGATGGATTAGACATTTATCTCCTATCCCCTTATTATAGCAGTATCAGATTAATTTTTTGGAACCCATAACTTTTCATTACCCTTGTTATGGTATCTTGCCATTACGAAGAGCAAGTCTGAAAGCCTGTTTAGATATTTTGCAATATTTGGATTTAGACCATCTATTTTCCAAACCTGACGTTCTGCCCTTCTCACAATAGTTCTTGCATTGTGCAAAGGGCCTGTAGGCAAAACAAAAGAATGAAGTGGCTCAAGGTATTCGTTGTAATCATCAATTATATTTTCTAAGTGAGTAATTCTATCTTCTGATATTGTTATTGTTGGGGCACCAGATAACTCTGCACCAAGATCAAATAAATCACTTTGGATTCTGTCTATGATGTCATTATGATATTCCGTCGCCATTCCAATAGCGGAGTTGGCTTCATCTACTGCACCTATTGCTTCAATTAAAGAACTGCTTTTGTCTATTCTTTCATTTGTAGCGGTAGAGGTTTTTCCATCATCGCCAGTCTTTGTATAAATACGAGTTAAGTGAACCATTAGTGCCCTGTCAAAGAACGCCAGATATCAACTGTAATACTGTTGGCTATATAAAGTCCAACCAAATTTATAACCAATTGAAATGCGTACTCAATTTTAGTAGGTTTCTTTTTTTGTAACGGAAACTCTATAACATTATCTAATTCTTTATAGGCTAATCTCATGGAAATATTAACTCTCCTTTAGGACCAGTCCAAACCAATCCAACTGAGTCTCCTAGATTTAAATATTGTTGATCTATGGCAAGTTGTCCCCAACCCCACTCATTACGTGGAAATGGAATAACTTGTTTTTCTTTAATAATAATTGCCCAATACGCTTCTGCGGGTGGCATAACTTCACAAGACTCTGCCTTTTCATCTGGCAAACCATTAACTCTACAAACCACACCAAGTCCATACTTTTTAGTACCTTCTATTTTAAGGTTGGCTTGTTCTAAAACATCTAAAGCAAGAATGCTGCTAGATGATTCTACACATTTTTCTAACTTTGTTTGATTATCTAAAACTCCATAATCAACATAAAGATTTATACAGTTGTCATCTGGTTTGTTTATAACAAACAGTGTTGCTCCAACTGCTATAAAGATTCCTAATGATGCTAGTATTTTTTTCATTTTATCCCCCTTAGTATAATTTTATCTCACAAGCGTCTGTACTGCAATAGGCTTCACCTTGTGCTTCTAGATTTTCTACTCCATCATAGATAGCAGACCAGTCAATCTTTGCAATTTTGCCTACGTAAGAATTGTATTCTTCTTTTGTAATATTGTTATATGGTTGTTGTGGAAATGTTTCATTGCCCATTGGCAAAAATGAAACAGCCTTTAGTTCTCCTTCATAAAGATGAAGTGCTGGAGCCACATGTTTAGTTTCTGTTTCTTTGTCAAAAGACAAGGTTACGGATACACCATTGTCAGACCAGTATTTTTGAGCGGTAGCAGCCAAACCAATCTTTTCAAAAAGACTTACATCCTTTTCAGAACGTGGATGTCCAGATGCTACTGGGAAATATACTACTGAAGTATTGGCAGAAACTAGGTCTGCTTCAACTTTATACCCTGCTGCTTTAAATAAATGAAGCATTGGATCTGTATTTCCAAACCTTATAGCACGTAGATAAAATGCTCCTCCTGGACCCCAATGAACTCCTGGTGTTGCACCAGATAGTAGTGACACAGAGCCTGAAGGTTTGACGGTAGTTACACGAATTGATTCACGTACACATAACCATTCTGAATATGAATGATCATATGATCTAATTTTTTTATACCCTTCGTCCATCCATTCACGAACTGCTGGCATACCTTTTGTATCTGCAAAAGATGCAATACCAGTTAAAGATGTTCCAATACGACGATTACGTTGCATAATGCCATTTGTGGTTTGCCAATGCGTTGGCATCAAGGTTACAGTTTTTCCATATAGATACGCAAACTTTAGTGTACGAAGAAAATCTTCTTTATCTTCATGACGGTTTAAGTGAACTTCTACTAATGTACATAGTTCGTATGACTCTAATGGTTGCTCTGCACATGGATTAAAACCCATTACACGATAATCTTTTCCATCTGGTGCATCTGCAAGTCTTCCATAATTACGAGCAACATCAAGCCAAATAAATCCTGGTTCTCCATTATCTGCAATTAAGTCAACATAGTCTTCATAGTTTGTTCCAACTTTTGCAGCAATAGAGTTATTAGACATCCAAGCCCATCCTGGATTTTTTGGATCATAGGAGTTACGCTCTGGAAAAACCTCTGCATTTTTTAAATTACTAAAGTCTTTATCTTCAGGATTACCTAAAGCGAGGGTAGCAGAACGACGAACATTACCAGAAACAACGCAGGTACCAATAAGGTTTACAATATCTACTATTGCACGAGAATCAAACTTATCCCCTCCTCTAGATCCTACTATTTTTGTAATACGGTTATGTAAATCTATTAATGGTGCTGGACCACTGGCTACCCCACCAAAACCCTTAATGGGTGCCCCTAAAGGCCTAATTAGGTCATATGTAAACTGCTGTATAGGTTGGTTTGGGCGAAGGTATGAATTTATTAATAGCCTTACTGATTCAACCCAGCCTTCTCTAGTATCAGGAATTTCATATACTGATGGTGGCTCTGTTGGATCACAAATTAGCATTTCTTTTTCTTGTCCCAGAGTATCAAACCCTACACCTATACCCAGCATTAATGCATCCATAACCCATGCAAACAATGCTCCTGGATCATTACGATCAATATCACGAGTAGATACCATTGCACAATTTTGCAGAGAAGCAGAGTTACGCTTATCCATAGTCATAGGAGTTCCAAATGCCCATAGACCACGTCCTGGTGGTGTCCACTTTAATTCAAACATTCTTTGGAAGGCTTCTTGGGCAGATTTTTGAGCCTTGTTATCGTTCCAAGGTAAACGATTTTCTTTAGCATGATTTTTTTGGACTGAATACATACCCTCAATTACACGCTTACAAACCTCATACCATCTTTCTTTTGTTCCATCTTCTTTCATACGTGAATAGGTGCGTATGAAGGTTACCTCTCCAAGAGAGTTTGATCCAGCGTCTGAGAATCCAAATGGGGGTGGGGTGTCTTTGTATTTTGCTACGAAGTCCTCTAGTAAACGAAAAGAAAAAGTATCTGACATAAAATTTCCAACTTTCTAATAAAAATATGATAAGTACTTTAAGAATTATAAAGTAGTGTTAAGTATATCATAACTTTAAAAAGAAAAACACGCCTGGTTAAGACGTGTAAATCTTTACTTTAGAGTTAGTGCTTTGTTTTTTATAAAGTGCTATGCACCAATTAGCATCATTTCGCTAAATGCTGCTCCTGCTGCAGGTGTTGACCATGATAATGCACCAGAACCATCCGTTGATAGAGTTTGTCCACTTGTTCCGTCTGCTGCAGGTAATGTCCAAATTTTATTTGTAGTAACAGTGCCTGGTGCTTTAAAACCAACATAGTGAGTTGAATCTGTATCTGCTAATCTAAGTTCTGCTGTAGCATTAAGAGTAAGCGCTGTTGTTGCTACTGCACTTGCTAAAGTTTTATTTGTAAGAGTTTCGCTACCCGCTAAAGATGCAAGGTCAGCATCACTAACTGCAGTATTTAATTCAGCCAGAGTTGAAGTAATTGTATTTGAGCCAAGAGATATTGACTTATTTGTAAGCGTATCTGTGGTCGCACGTCCTACTAATGTATCTGTGCTGGTTGGTAAGGTTAGAGTTCCAGTATTAGAAATACTAGAAATAACTGGAGTTGTTAAAGTTTTATTGGTAAGGGTTTCAGATACATCTTTAAGAGCAGTTCCATTCATAGAGTATGACTTACCAGAAGCAAGGTTGATGTGTTCTGAAGAAGTCCAAGAGTCTGTAGCGTCTACCCAGTTAAAGGTTTTATCTGTTGCTCCCTTTAATGTTATACCGCCACCATCTGCAGTTGTATCTGTTGGTGTCTCAACATCTGCAAGAACAATGTTTTTGTCTTCAACAACTAAGTTGGTTGAGTTAATATTTGTTGTTGTACCATTAACTGTTAGGTTACCAGAAAGAGTTAGGTCTGTTCCTGATACCGCTCCAGTAAATGTTGCTCCAGATAAGGCTGCTACGTTTGCTGCTAAAGCAAGCGTTCCTGTTCCATCTGGAAGAGTGATAGTTCTATCAGCAGTTGGTTCACCAGCCTGTAAAGTTGTTTCAAATTCATCTGCTGTTGTACCTTCAAAAATAATATTGTGTGGTGAAGGAAGATAAATACCATGGATTGTTGGTGTTTGTCCAGTAGCAGTAATCGTTGGTCCATTGATTGTTGGAGTAGTTAGAGTCTTATTTGTAAGTGTTTCTGTTTTTGAAGCAGTTGACTTATCATCTAGTTGTGTCTGAATTGCAGAAGTAACACCATTTAGGTATCCAATTTCTGTATCTGAAACATCTGCAACTCTAAGTTGAACCGTTCCTGTTTCATCTGGGAAAGTAATAGTGCGATCAGCGGTTGGATCTCCTGCTGAAAGGGTAAGTTCATGAGCATCTGCTGTTGTACCTTCAAGCACGATAGAAGCATCTGAAATTGTAAGTCCTGAAACTACTGGGCTTGTTAAAGTTTTGTTTGTAAGAGTTTCTGATCCAGCAATTGTAGCAAAATCTGCATCTGACATTGCTGAGTTAAATTCAGCCTTTGTGCCAGTTATAGTATTTGTTGCTAATGAAACTGATTTGTTTGAAAGTGTGTTTGTTGATGATGCTGTTACTGTAATGTCACTTGTAAGTGCTACAGTTCCAGTAGCATCAGGAAAAGTAATTGTACGATCAGCGGTTGGGTCTGTTACTTGAAGAGTAGTTTCGTAAGAGTCAGCGGTAGCACCTTCAAAAATAATACTTGTGCCAAAAGAAGGATTAACTGTAGAGTTAGTGTCAGCAAAATAGTCTAAGTCTGCCCAGTGGTTTGTTCCATCACCAATTTTAAATTTATTGGTATCTGATTCCCAACCCATTTCGCCAGCATTTAGTACTGGGTTTGCAGAAGTCCATTGTGAGGCAGTTCCTCTGCGCTGTTGCATTCTTGTTGCCATTTACGACTCCTTATACTTAGTTATATTATAACAGATAATTAGTTAAAGTTATCTGTTGAAAATCCACCATCAAAAGTTGCTTCAAATTCTGATGTATTGTAAAACCCTGCACTTACAAGAACACCTGGTTCGTTGTATGCTCCACCACTAATGAATGTGCTTACAACAAGTCCTGTTCCATCAATAGATGTATCGTGAATATGATCTTGTAGTGTTTCTGCATCTTCAAGTGTTGCAATTGGAAGCCATTGATTACTATAGTAAACCTGTACACGCTCTGTTAATGTGTCAAACCATAAATCTCCATTGTCTGGAGAAACTGGCGCTGTTGAACTAACTGGAATTTGTGGTGATCCTACTGCGGTGTCTACATATAGTTTTGTTGCTGCATGTGTGTTTTGAGTAGGAGTGGCAACTGTAACAGTTCCTCCAAAAGTACCGCCTTGGGTTACGTCTAGCCCATGCTTTACTTTAAAATCTCTGTTAGTAGTTGCCACTTCCGACCTCTATTCTAGTTATGCTTCAATATAAATTTTGTGTACTTTAACAGCGGTATCTGCTGATGCACCAGTTACCTGAAGAAGAACGTTTCCACCGCTATAAACAGCGTTGGTAGTTCCTAGTTCAGCATTACTGATTACGTCTGCATACTCTGTTAAGTAAACACTATTATTGCCATCAACTGTAACAAGTACTTCAATTACTTCAATATCATTACCCTTTTTCATTTGTACGATATATTTAGCGCTTGAGTATGTTGTTGCTGACCAAGAGTCAATTGTAGTTGCTGAGGCTGAAGCGGTAGCAAGAGCAGAACCCATAAGGGCATCTGCAAAAGCAATGCTTGTCGCAGTTGCTGCACCAAGTACTGGAGTAACAAGAGTTGGTGTATTAGCAAATACTAGAGCATCAGTTCCTGTTTCGTCAGATATAACTCCTGCAAGTTCTGCAGATGTTGTTGCAGCCAGTGCTGAAATCTTGCTTGCTGTAGTAATACCATTTGTTACTGTTGCAGCATTTCCAGTGTACTGTGTTGCTGATAGAACTTCAGTTCCATTAATCTTTAATACCTTGCCAGAAGCAAGATCCATGTGCTCAGAAGATGTCCATGAATCAGTTGCATCTACCCAGTTAAAAGTCTTGTCTGTAGCACCCTTAAGTGTAAGGCCACCACCGTCTGCACCTGCATCAGAAGGAGTTGCTACTGAACCAAGAACAAGGTTCTTATCATCAATTGTAATTTCTGTTGAGTTAATTGTAGTTGTTGTACCGTTAACTGTTAGGTCCCCTGAAAGAACCAAAGATGTACCAGTTGCTGCACCAATGTTTGGTGTTACAAGTGTTGGGGTATTAGCAAAAACAAGTGCTCCAGTACCAGTTTCGTCAGAAATAACTCCTGCTAATTCTGCTGAAGTAGTTGCTGCAAATACATCTAACTTATTATTTGTAAGAGCAACAGTACCTGTAGCATCTGGCAAAGTAATAGTGCGATCTGCTGTAGGATCAGTTACTGTAATAGTTGTTTCATGAGCATCAGCAGTTGCACCTTCAAGAACGATTGAACCGTCTGAAAGTGTAAGTCCTGAAACTACTGGGCTTGTAAGGGTCTTGTTTGTAAGTGTCTGAGTGTTTGTTGTTCCAACCACCGCACCTGTTGCACCGTGTGCTTCTGTTGCGCCTGTGTGAGTTGTAAGGTCTGATGCTGAAGCCTTGTTTCCAAGATCAGTAGTAAGACCTGAAATCTTAGACTGTGCAATTGCTGCAGCAGAATTAATGTCTGCATCTACAATTGTGTCATTAGCAATCATTGTTGATGTAACTGTTCCTGAGTCAGCCTGTGTTACGGCTGTTCCAGAAATTTTGCTAGCAGCAATCGCTGCAGATGCGTTGATGTCTGCATCAACAATAGTTCCATTTTCAATCATTGTGCTAGTTACTGTGCCTGAATCACCAGTAGTAATTACAGTACCTGATACGTTAGGAAGTGTAATTGTACGGTCTGCTGTAGGATCGGTTACTGCAAGAGTTGTCTCATATGCATCGGCTGTTGCGCCTTCAAATACGATACTTTCTCCAAATACGCCAACTGCCTGTGGTGCAGCCCACTCAATGCCATTTGTTGCGCTTGAGTTTGCAGTAAGGATATATCCATTTGTTCCTGCTGCTAAACGAGTAACTGCATCGTCTGCGCTACCTACAATTAAATCACCCTTAGCGTCTACAACGCCTGCTGTGATTACGTTCTTTCCATTAACGGTCGCAGTTGATCCTTCAACTACCAGTCCCGCTTTTAATCTAAAGTCTTTTGTTACTGTTGCCATCTTATATCTCCTTGGTTAGGCCTTTAATCCCATACGCATGTAGCGTAGAGTTATAGGTGTAATTCCCCCTACTGGAACAACAGTTAGTGAAACTGTGTCTCCAGCCCTTGAAACAGAGATGGTGCCAATATTCCCATCGTTGTCAATTGTTGCATACTGAGTAACGTTAACATCTGTACCGTCAATCAGAATACTAAGTTCTGTAGAGAAGTACTTGTTAGCACCACCTGCTACATATTTAATGGAAACCATATATTTCATTGATCGCCATTCACTTGCGGTAAAGTTATCAAAAACCGTTGAGTTTTCAATTCCATTAATTGTTGACTCATTATTGCCATCTGATCCAAGATCGGTAGACCTAGCAGAAGTACTATCAATTAAGTCTACATAGTTTTCCTGAGTTGGTCTATCACCTGTTTGAAACAGGGCCTTTACGTTGGTGGTTGATATCTTTGCCATACCGCTATTATAGCATTATGTTAAAGAATATAATTACTGATCTGTGGAGTTTTATGATTAAAACAGATAAAACTATGAACCTTTAAAATTATTGATTATCTCTTTTAAGGTTATAAAGTCTTCTCTGGTTAACCCATTAAGTTTTTCATAAAATTCAAAATCTCCAGTAACGCCATCAACTTTACCCCTCACCTTATTGTCTGTAACAATAGTTATATTGTTTGTTGTTTTTGATCCTAAAGATATGCTTCCACCAGTTGAATATAGGTATGTTCCATTTGGCTCATCAAATGGGGTATCTCCAATATAAGAAGAACTGTTAATTCCAAGGTTAGAGTAACCCGAATCACCTTCTGTTAAATCATTTGCCAACACAATGTCTGCTGAAGAATTTTCTCCATTTGTTTTATTTTGCACAACGACTTGTGTATATGAATCAATTTCTCCACAGAAATTTGCAAGAATATTTACATCCTTAAAACTTAATGCCCTTCCAGTTCTGAATAATCCATTCTCTACTGGAATTTTTGATTCTGGCCACCCAGATGCAACCAATGTTCTAACTCCATCTTGAGATAAAACCTTTAAGTGTCCGTGTACCCATTGAACATCTTGATTTGAATTAATAAAAAGACTTTGGTCAACACTTATATATCCACGGCCATCTGTTTTTATATATCCAGGTTTGTTTAGTCTAGCATTACTAATTGCATGTAAGTTTTCCCCAAACTCCTGTATTTTTTCACCAATATCTGATTCAACTAAAAGTTTTTTTGCATGAGGAATTTCTGTTTCATTTATTTTATTTACTTTTAAATCAACTATTGTTGGGCCAAATAGTGTTTTATTAGATAAATCTACTTCATTTTCTGTCATATTAAAATTATATCATCTATAAAATATAGTTATTAATTCCAATAACTTGAAGCCCAATTCCAGGAATACTGGAGTATGCGCTTGGTATTCCAATATTTGTAAGTTTTATTCTAAAAGGAAGAACTTCATTTATTTTGGTTAACCTTGCAGAGTATAAAACATTTGTTTTTGGATAATCTATTGTTGATACTGATCTTACTTTATTGCTAGAACTATTTGTTATTACAACTGAAGCCATTATGACTCACTATTGGTTACATCTTCAATAATGTTCATTGTTCCTCTGGCTACCGTCCAAACACGACTTTCATCACTTAACTCAATATCAAATATATCGCCAGTCTCTAGTATGGTTGATTGTATTGATGTTAATGAAACTGTAAATTCACCAGCAACGTCTCCTGCTGCTGGGGCTGGTGCTAAACTAGTAACTAATTCTGCATTATCTGTAAAATCACCAGGCTTTGTATTTGGGCGTTTAATTTCCATGTCAATTGTCCAATCTGGAATAACCAGTGGATCTTTATTATCATCTGTAACATATACTTTAAAAGCGGCTGTATCGCCTCTTACAACGGTCCAAACCACATTTGGCGGAGTTGATCCAATTGAATAAGAACTGAGTGCTTGATCTCTAAATGTAGCCATAAGAATATCATTATACCACTAACTAACCAACTGTTTAAAAATATTTTTAATTTTATTACTAAAAGTTGACTTAATTGCCAAATTCATGTTATAATTAATATATGCTACCTGTTGGTAGCATTTGTTCTCTAGGAGGTATTTTACAATGAGAGAAGCAAACGTTTGGTTAGGGGTTTTGGTTTTGGTTATTTGTAGTACCGTTTTTTCGGCTACTGCAAATGCAACAAACGAAAACAACTTACTAAGTAAAAACTCTATAGAAGTCTCTGCCACCCCCAAGGTGGCATTTTTGGTTTCTAAAGAGAAAAAATTACAAAAATATGAAAATGCCCACAATTTGACTGATGGGCAACTAGTTGATATGTTAAAGACTGTAGGTTTTAAGGGAAAGGCTTTAAGGTCTGCTTGTGCTATTGCCAAGGCAGAATCTAATGGTCGTCCACTGGCTTTCAACGGTAACGTAAAAACTGGAGATAGTTCTTATGGTGTGTTTCAAATAAATATGCTTGGAGAACTAGGGTCAGATCGTAGAGAAAAATTTGAACTGGATTCAAACGCTGAGTTGTTAAACCCAGTAGTAAATGCAGAGATTGCTCTTCACATGACTAAGGGTGGAGCAGATTGGTCTTCATGGAGTTCCTTGAATGGAAAAAGGTATCAGGAATGGTACAACAAATATCCATGTAAGCAATAAATATTAAAGTAAGGATACCCCATCATTTATTTGGTGGGGTATTTTTTATTCGTATTTCTTTTCTTTTCTAAACTTATTACGATACATATTTGAAAAAGATGTTCTATATGGAACAGCCTTAATATTTTTAAAATTTTCCTTTAAACCGCTAGTCATTTTCCAGTTCTCTCTTTTAAATGGAAGAATTTGAGCGATAGGGGTTCCAGCAGGAATTAGTCCTTCAAAATTAACATCATTAATAACAAATGGAAAGTTTACTGGCACATGATATTCATCAGTATCAACAACACCTTCAAGTATTGTAAAAATGGATTCTCTATGTGGAAGATTTTTTATAAAAATAGAATATCCTTTTGGTGTCTTTATTCCCCATGGGTTTATCCATTTTGGAAACATTAAACCATTTTGTGCTGGATGAAGTTCTGCTTGTTCAACTGGATGAAAATCTATTTGATTTGTTTTTGGCCAAGAGTAGTGTTGATACTGTTTTCCATTTTCATCTTTATCTAAAGAAATATAAACATCAGAGAAACTTGTTATAACATAGCCAGCGGTTATAGCATCAAATACTGGTAAACATTTTTTTATTGTCATTGGAAGAATTCCTTCACTAGTAGGAACCTTGTTTTCTGATGCATATGGATTAGTTTTTTTATACCAATCTGGAATAAAATTTTTTGCTGGTTGCGGATAAAATATATCTGGAACGCCAACAATATCTATAAAAATAATATTATTTTTTTTAATCATATTGTTTTTCTTTCCAAAATAACCTTTTATATCTATCTAAAAATAAAGAAGATAGAGATTGCTCCTTTTTGTTAAATGTATTTAGCATTTTTTCATTACCAAACTCCATTTTCCAAGAATCTCTTTTAAATGGTATTATTTGTGCAATTGGAGTTCCTTGTGGAATAACCCCCTTAAATTTTTTATCTTTCATTATAAAAGGAAACGTTAATTGCATTGGATACTGATCCGTATCAACAACTCCTGGAAGTATTTCAAAAACATTATCCCTATGCATTGGTGGAATAAACAAACAAGAATATCCATTTGGTGTACTTACTGACCATGGTATTTGCCATCTTGGAAAGTTATTTTTCTTATTAGCCTCTGGATGTTTTTCTGCTTGCAAAAATAAATGACTGTCTACTCCTGGTCCTGAAGGCCAAATAAAAACTTGTTCCTTATTGCTATTTATATCAACATATATATCTACATCAGATACTGCTATATACCCAAATGTGATAGCATCAAATACTGGTAAACATTTTTTTATTGTTGTATTTAATAATAAACTTTTATCAAATTCTAAACTTGGTCCAGTATTTTCTTTTGTAAATTCTTTTGTTTTTTTATACCACTCAGGTATATGGTTTTTTGATGGTTCTGGTGAATTTAAAATTGATTCGTCAAATAAACTTGTAAATGTTATTATTTGTTTCATTTTCTACCCCCAAGTTTAAACCCTATTCTGGTCTTGTAAATCCTGGCTCTGGCTCTGTATCATCTGTTATGATTACTTCATCATTAGGAATTTGCTCAACTGGTTCAGGTGCTATAAAGTTTTCACCATCAAACGACCATGTTAAATCTAATAAAGTTTCATCTAAATCATATTCAATACATGTTTTTCCAGTTAAACCTTCTGCTATTTCAATTGACTCTGCAATTATTAAATTAATAATTGTATTGTCGGAGTCTATCACTGCAAAATTTTTCATATACTTTTCCTATCTAACATAAACTAACACACGACCAGCGCCACCTGATGCGCCACCGCCACCTGATGAGTTTGCAGCACCATTCTGTGCGCCACCACCGCCACCACCACCGCCACCGCCGTTACCAGATGCTCCGCTTCCAGATCCACCAGCAGATGGGCTAGACCCAGAGTTTGCATAGAATGCTCTTCCTCCTACACCACCACCTCCACCATATGGAGATCCTCCACCGCCACCGCCACCGCCGTAGCGTTCAGTAAATGATCCTTGAGCAGAGTTTCCTCCACCGCCACCGCCACCACCAGAACCACCAAATGTGTGTGATGATACTCCTGGGGCTGAAGATGTTATTGCTGTTCTTGCTGTTCCAGTTCCTCCGCCGTTACCGTTAGAGGATGAGCCTGAGTTTCCTCCACCTGCTCCACTTGAACCTGCTGAAGATACTTCAAAAGTTACGTTTCCTGATATATTTCCACCGCCTCCGCCTGTTGCTCCAGAGTTAGCGGTTGCTAGTGTTGAAAAACTTGTTGCTCCGCCTGCGCCACCGATTGTAACTGCAAATGTTTGTCCTGGTGTAACGGCATAATCTTTAAATATAAAGCCACCGCCAGATCCTCCGCCCGTTCCTCCAGTTGGAGTTCCTCCTCCAGCGCCGTTACCTCCTGCGCCGTTACCAACTACTGCAATTTGCTGTTTTCCTGATGGCACTGTATATGTTCCACTTGATGTAAAAGTTTGTGAAAGTTCATAGGCTGGAAGTACGGCAGTTATTGAATTTGATGCTGTTGATTCTGCAGAGTTAACCGCAACTCCATTAGCACGAACTGTAAATGTATATGATGTTCCACCAGTTAATCCTGTAATTGTAAGTGGGCTAGACGATCCAGATGCTGTAAGGTTTCCAGGTGTAGAAGTAGCAGTAAAGTTAATTGGTGTTCTACCACCTGCTCCTGGAGTAAACGAAACAACTCCTGATGTGTTGCCACTAAGTGTTGCTGAAACACCTGTTGGAACTGATGGAAGAAGTGTCATAAGAGTAGAAGAACTTGGATTTATTGTTGAAGATCCTGTTGAATTTGTTGCTGTAACATTAAATACATAACTAGTATTATTGGATATACCGCTACTTTCCATATTAAGTGGACTGGATGCTCCAGATACTGTAAAGTTTCCAGGATCTGATGTAACTGTATATCCCGTTGCTGTTCCACCTATAGTTGAAGCGGTAAAACTTACAACTCCAGTGCTTGAAACGCTGTCAATTGTTGGAGGATTAGGAATATCTGCAATTGGAGTTGTATACTGCACTTTACTTAAAGATGCTTTTGATACTGTCATGATTAAGAAATCTCGCTTCCGTATGCTGAAAATGATAGAGTTGCGCTTGATGCGATAACGCGAATTCTATCTCCTGCTGCAAGTGTTACTCCAATAGTTAAAACCACGGTGTCTGCTGCTGCTACTGTTGTTCCATGAACTAAGAAATGTTTTGCTACTGCATTTGAACCAGCATCGGCAGATGGTTGTACCGCAATTCTAAAAGTTGCAGAAGTTGCTGCTTGGTTGCATACTGCAATGCTTGACACAACTGTTGCTGTTGAACTTGGAACAGTATAAAGAGTTGTTTCGGTGCTTCCTGCGGGATTACTTTGTCCTAAAATTTTATATGCTGTTGGCATTTTTTATCCTCCCATCATTAAAAAGACTTGGGTCATAACATCTGGGGATGTTTCCCATGTAGATATTGTACCATTGCTTTTTAAATATTTATCTGTTTGTCCGACTGGAGAAGGCAAAACTGTTGTCCAAACACCGTCAATGTAAAGTTGTAATTCATTAACTGTATTGCCAGATCCGTCTTGTCTTATTATGCACATTGATCCTGCTACTGGAGATGTTATTGAAGAATCTCTTGCTGCAGGATTAAGATAATTATTGATACCCTTTTTTGCAACAAGGTGATCTAAAATTGTTACTGTTGATAGATGTGTGTGTGGTCCAGCCCATTCAAAAGTTCCTGTTGTATCTGTTTTTCCAGATAACTCATACCAGGTATCGTCTGCTGCGTTATAAATATACCCTGGCTTACCATCGTAATTAAATGATGTTGGCATTAAACTACCTGATCAAAACTACTAGTGTCAGAATTATAAACATACATCTCTAACGGACTTGATCCTTTTTTAATCCAAATAACTCCATTTGCAAGTCCAGTTGTTGGTTCTGCTACTGTATAAATAGAAGTTGCTGATAGATATCCTACTGGAGCAGCAGCATCTTTATCTACCCAAATATATCCGTTTGGAATGGTTGCAGAAAATGCTGTAAAGTTTGCTGCAACAGGTGCAGAGTTTTGTGCTGAAGATATATTTCTTGCTACTAACTCCAAAGCAACTTGATCATCTATTTGCTCTTGTAAATCATTTATTGTATAAGCAATTGATGGATTTAATAATTCTGCTGTATCGGTTTCTGCGGTATCAAAATCATATGAGCCATAATGGTATGCCTTTAAAGCATCCTGAATATTAGCATCGTCAATCAATGCTGGAATTTTAGTTGGTACTAAGTTTCCTATGTTTTCTACAGCCATTGGGTCTCACCTCTTTTAAGATTATACCATTTTTATCAAACTATAGAGATAAATAGGTGTACTGTCTTACTTCCAGTAAGTGCTGACCAACTACCACCGCTATATTGAACTGCGTCAAAGTTTATTACTAAGTTTGTTCCAGCCCCTGCTAAAGCAGGAATTTCCATTGATGAAGCAATTGGGTTTGCTCCTTCAATTTGAAATTGAACGTTAAAGTTTGAAGCGGTAAGTGGTGAACCACTAACGGTTACTATGTTTGATATTGGAATAGTTATTGACCCTGCTCCAGATGTAAAAGAAACTGTTTCTACAGCAGAATATATTGCTGGATTGACTTTTAAAACTTGGGTCCAAGTATTTCCACCTGGTTGAGATACGTATTGATACAGATATCCATAGTTTGCTCCAGGTGCAACATTTATGTACATGTCGTTTAATATAAGAGTTTGACCAAGCAACACACCGCTTGATGTTTGTGGATTTGGTTCTCCAGAGCCTACAATAAATTTTGTTCCACGAGTTCCTTGTGGACCAATATCTACTAAGACGTCAATAGTTTGCGGTGGACCCAACACAACAACATCTTCAGTATTTAATAATACGTCTACCATTATGATTCATCTGCTCCAGTAATATCATTTGTTACTGTAATTGTTCCTGTTAAAATTGTATAAATTTCACTTGGACCATTGTCTATTTGTACATCGTATACATATGTTCCAGCAGCAAGGTCTCTTCCAACCCCTGGTAAAATTGTGCAGGTTACGGTATCTGTAACTCCAGAAACAACTGCCTGCGCTTCGTAAGACTGTGTTGGGTTTGGACCTCTTGTATTAGCAATAAAAAAATCTGCTGAAAAACCTGTTAAATCAAATGCTGATCCATTTGCTGTTTTTGGGCGTATTACAAATTCAGCGGTATCACCACGATAGTAATTAAAATTATATGAGCCTGGAAATGCCATTAGTCCTCCTGCTTAATTATACCATTAAGAAACTGATATATATATACCTTTAAGTATAACAGTACCTTCATTGTCTGATCTGATTTGTGGTATACCACCAAAAATCCTAGCAGATCTATTTTTTATAAACATGGTTTGATAAAAGGAAAGGTCATATGAATATTGATATTTTAGATTTCCAAGATATCCAGTAACTGAGTTTTCATCATCTATTGAAAATGTTCTAATCCATAGTTCTGTATTATTATTATAGGTTTCTATCTCTAGGTCATACCTAATATTAACTATTGCTCCTTCTTGAAATGCTTTAAAATTAATTCTTTTTGCAACTTGATTTAATAATGGCACAGACTTCTTTGGAAGATACTTCTCAATACTTTGTTCTTGATCTATATCTAGGAATATTGATACCCAACCATCATCTCCTCTTTCTGGACCAATCTTTGTTTTATTTTCATTTTTATTTTTATAATATGCCCATCCTGGATACTGTCCAGATGCGCTGTCATAGCCTTCTGAGCCCTTCCCTGGCTCCCCACGCTCTCCTTTAGGACCTTCTGGTCCTTGTTTACCAGGATCTCCCTTGTCTCCCTTTAAACCACGTTCTCCCTGTGGTCCTTGCGGTCCTATATCTCCCTTTTCCCCTTGCATTCCAGGAACGGGTATGTACTCTACTGATTTTTCTTCTTGAACAGTTTCTGAATATTTTTTCTTTTTAGGAAAGTCCATGCTTTTAGCCATGACTAACCCTAGACTACTTTATTTTTGTTTTAAATATTTTTTTACCAATTTTAATAACTGGTGGTATAAAAGGTGTTGGTGTTGAAACCTTAATAACTGTCATTATAGCCCTGGGGTTATATCACTAAGAACGCAGATAGTTCCAAGCACTGGAGTCCAAACCATATCTGCATCTGCTCCACTTCCACCCTCTATCGTTACCTGTAGATCAAATTTTAACTCTGCAGCAACTTGTTTATAGGCTGTGCCCCAGTTTGAAGTAACTGATGCTGGTGCTGTGATTGTTGCTGTGTGTCCGTTTACTTCTACGGATAGGTCGTCTAGAAGATCTCCAACTGGATCATATGCTGTTGCCGTATACGTCCAATCGCTTGTATCAAACCCTGTGATTTCATCATCTTCTAAGAATTCTACAAGAAGTGTTGCTGTGTCTCCACGGACTACTGTCCATTGAATGTTGGCTGGTGTAGCACCAAATTTTTCTATTATAGGAGCGCACATAATAATTGATTATACCATTAAATAAAAGGCTGAACACCTAGACGCAGTGGGGTGGGGGTAGAATCTAGGTGCCAGCACTTAAGATTATAACATTATGTTAAAATATATTATTTTGTATGATAGAATATTTGATAGGGGGCTATATGAAAGAAATTATTTTTTATCCTAGATCACAATATATTAAAAGTATAATTGATCCTCCAATTCCTATTGATGTTCCAGACTGGTATAAGAAAATTCCAATTTATCAAAAAACAAATTTTGCTCCCGACAATAAACTTTTTGTTAATAATGGAGAAGTAAATTATTCAGTAAAGTCATGTATGCCATTTTTAGACTCTTTTACTTCGGGCTATTCTTTTAATTTATGGTGTGACATACAAATAAGAAAAGATGAATTTTCTGGAGAGTCCATTGCTTCTTGGGGAACCACGGATACAGAACTAACTCCAGTACAGGCAAGACCAGATCCTGGAACACCAGTATTTGATGGATTTGATAAAATGCTTTTTACTTGGGTTTCTCATTGGGGTATAAAGACTCCAAAAGGATATAGTTGTCTTTTTACCCATCCACTGAATAGAACAGATCTTCCATTCATTACAAGTAGCGGAATTATGGATACTGACGAATGGGGAATTTGGGGGAATCAGCCATTTTCCCTTAAAAAAGATTTTGAGGGTGTTATTCCTGCTGGAACACCAATTATTCAAGTTATACCATTTAAGAGAGATGACTGGAAATCAAATATAGATGATTCATTAACTGAATGGGCAAATATAGAAAATATAAAAAGTAGAAGTAAGTTTAGAGGATACTATAAAAATAAATATTGGAAAAGAAAAAAATACCAATAAAAATAACAAAAAGTTATAAAGTCCAGAGTATTAAAAATTGTTGCTAAATTGTTATATATATTTTTTTAAAAAGTGTAAAAACCAGGGTATTGATAGTGTATACTTAAAATATATAAAGAAAAGAATAACTAGCAAGTAAAGTATTTAAAATATCTTTTATATATAATATATAGTAAATTATTTCTTAGAATGATCTTTAAAGTGTTCCAGCAAAAGGTCAAATAATTTGTCAGTTTTTTCCTCTAGGCGATTAACGGAGTCTTTGAGACTTGATCCTGAATTCGGCTTAAGTTCGTTTAAATAATGTTTTACGAGCCAACGAATTCCACCAGCAACAATAGTTGTAATGGTAAGAAGTGTTAAGGTTAATGCTGCCCAATCTTGTGGTGACATAAGGTTTATTATATCATTATTTGAGATTAATTTTAAATTTCGGCGGGATTTAAGTTAAGCCGAAAATAGAGATACCAAACCACAGTATGACATAACACTAATGCTACGCATTTAATAATGTCAATAGGATGTAATATCTATGTTTGCTTATAATCCCGATATGAGTTATAATGAAGTGTGATAGATACAATCAAAAATATTCTTATTGAAGGTTTGACAGAAAAATTAAAGATACATCACAGTGTCTATAGACTTCCGTGCACAAGTGAATTTCTAGAAGAATTAATTTCTAACACCTTTACAGAAGCAGGGTATATAAACGATTGGCAGCCCAATAGAAGCCATAGCGTTAGTGTAGACATGTCATTGGAGTCAGGCGAAAGTTTCTCTGTCAAATCAGGCGTATATGCAAATAACACACTAACCTTTTCAGGATCCAGACTAGGCAAGCATGATGGTTTGGATAATATGATATCTAGCGTAGTGTCTAATAGTGCTGATTACTATGTGTGTCTTGCAAAGTCAGACCAGGATTGGTCTTGTGTACCGTCGCAAAATGAGAAAAAGATATATTATCTATTTGTATTTGATGCCCAAACCTTGATATACGATAACGGACTATGGAATAAGGTTCAAACCAAGTCTGGAGGATATAATTATGTTATGGAGTCTATAGGTATGTCTGCTAGAATTAATACCTCTATGTCTTCTCAGTTATGGACTAGCATAAATGAATCTCTTATTGGTTCCCCGACAAAATTGGAAATATTGTGAGTGATAAGGTTCGTCCTTGGGATATGATAAATGGCTCTCCTAGAGTATCTGCAGAGTTAGTTAAAGAGAGATTAGATATTTGTCATACCTGCCCTGCTTTCAAACCACTTACGCAGACATGTAAGAAATGTGGATGTTTTATGAAAATGAAGACACAGTTGGAAAAGGCTTATTGCCCTTTAGGTAAGTGGTAAGGTATACTCTTTATATGGGTGAAAAAAATATGAATAAAAAACCAATAACTATATATTGGTCTCCATATACATCTATTGATCTTGACGGTTCCGACTGGTCTTTTTTATATCCAAAACCTAAAATTTTATTTTCAGATTTATTAGAAAATAAGTCAAAACAAGCAGATAATAAAACTTACTTGTCATGCCCTGCAGTTGCAAATAAATTTAAAAAAATGTTTACTTTTTATAGCCCAATGAGTTGTTCTTACAAATATGATTTTTTAAGCAATCCTAAAACATTAGAGCAATTAACGGATAATTATATATCTGTCAATCCTCCAAGACAGCCAGCAATATCTAATGGTCCAAGTCTTGAGTTTTCGCTAAAGTACATAATGTTTGCAGACTCTCCAGTTAATGCATACTTTACACCCCCGATGTTTCACGAACCAAGATACATGAAATATGGATCAGTTATTCCAGGAGAGTTTGACATTGGAAATTGGTTTAGGCCATACAACTTTGAACTTCAGACATGGAGTCAAAGTGGAGAGATTCACATACAGGAAAATGAACCATTGTTTTATGCAGAAATAAAAACAGATAGGCCTATCATTTTAAAGCAATTTGAGTTGTCTAATAGGTTAGTTGGTTATGCAAAAGCAACGGTTGGAACAACAGAGTTGTTTGGAAGAGGACAAAGCCTTGCTTCAAGATATAGCAAGTTTAGGAATATTGGAATGCGTGAAAAAATATTAACAGAGATAAAGAAAAATTTAATTGATTAAGAATTATAGATATTAAAATACTGTATACTGGAATATCTTGAGATGGGGGAAATATGTTATTTCACAAACACTTACTAATTAATGCCAAAGTTCAAAATCCAATGAATAGTGAAGATAAGGCAATAGACTTTCTTCAACGATTGGTTGAGCGCATTAATATGAAAATTATTAAAGGACCTTTTGCTTCATATGTTGACAAACCAGGCAATCGTGGCTTGACGGCTATTGTAATGATTGAGACTAGCCATATAGCATTTCATATATGGGATGAACAGGATCCAGGGTTAGTACAGTTTGATTTGTATACCTGCGGAGAGTTGAACTTGCCAGAAGTGATTTCTGTAATCCGTGAAGATTTTGATATCGTGTCTATGGACTATAATTTGTTTGACAGAGAAAATGGGTTCGTCTTAGAGCAGAGTGGATCATACCCTGACAAATATGACATGCTTGTAGAAATCTGAAAAATTTTGTAAAAACCACTTTTCACAAAATCTGAATATTTTGTTGAGATGTACGATATGTAATTTGAAAAATAAAAACATAAAAAAATAGTGAGCACACACATTGGCATGCCCACTAGGTTAGTTATTCTTCGTAGTGATCTCGTGGATAGTTCTCTATAGTCCCACCGTTAGCGAGCCACTCTCTACGCTTTTCTATTTCAGGATACATTTGTCCCCTGTAGATAACCATCAATGCCAATGAGGTCGCATGTAACCTTAACACGCTGATTTGTTTTGAGTGATGAGCGATAGAGTCTAATAAACTCCAACACCTCTTGCTTAGTCATCAGGTTAATATCTCTGGTGTTACCTTGCATACTAGTAATTGTTACCTTCATGCTTTCACCTCTACCTTAGATATGTTAGCAGAGAACTTAACTTTTTTAGCGACATCGCTAGCGTTTAACTCTGCGATTAGTTTATCTACATCTTTAATGCTAGTAGATGTGTTACCGATTGAGAGTAGATTGCTACCCTGCCAAATTGCGTATGTGATAGTCATTAGTTAGACTCCTTCATGTTAGACATAACCCAACGACTTTCGTTAGGTGATAGGTAGCGATGAGACACTACACCTTGCTTAGTAGCAAGTAATTCTAGGTATGCCTTTCGGCTAATGTAGTTTCCTACGGTATTGCGAAAGACCATAGGGCTTCCTGTATTAGATGAAGCCATAGCGTGGCTAGGCTCTAGTGTTATTGTATTTAGTGTAGTCATTTTAACTACCTTTCTTTTAATGCGATAACCTTGTGTTATCTTTTCCTTGACCTAGGTTATTTGCTCTATTGCTAGAGGCTCACTAGGATTTGTCTTACTATTTAATTGTTATAGGAGTATCCTATCATAGATACCCTGAAAAGTCAAGACGACACGCTGTCTTTTCTATGTGATTTAGGTCACTTATTCGCTACGCTCATCCGAACATCTGTTCGTCTTATTTGGTAGGCTCATTAACCTTATCTATCTCTATTTATTTGTATAAAGGAATACTATCACACTACCCCCCAAAAGTCAAGTCCTAGCACGGCGTGTCGCATGTGATTTAGACCACAGGATAAATAGGGCAAATCGGACATTGGGGCGCCCCGTTCGGGCGTGTCGTCCACAGGGTTATGCACAGGTAAAAATGTGGGCTATCTCACAGTGGCTTATGTACGGAATGTCCGTTTTGTGGTACCAAAAATGTCAGTGGTACCTGTTATACTTCTAGTATAAAGAAAGTCAGAAAAGGTTTCTGAACTAGAAAGGAGTCAAAATGACTCAAACAATTATCCAAGTGTGTAAAACACACGTTCCTAATAAGTCTGCTATCTCAGACGTTAATGATACACAATTCACTTTCTGTGAAGAGTGTGAAAATAACATTGAGCGTTGGTATAACGATACCGACCCTGAGCGTCTACCAATGTGGACATCTTGGCAGGTGTCTAAATGATAGACTTTGTTAAACAATTAGAATTAGAAAACTATCTCTCAGATGAAGAGATAGACCCTCTAGCCAAAAGGTTAGATGAACTTATCCT